GAAGAAGGATTAAGAAATGAAGGTATTCGTATCAATACTATTGTTGAAGGTAATACTTCTGCAAAAGTTAAACAACTCTTATCAGAATATTTGAAGGTTCCTGCTGGAAAGATTGATACAGAAAAATCTGCTACAAGTATAAAGATTTTACCAACTAAAAAGACTCCTTTTACATTAATTAGATCTTTACAATCAAAGACAGTTTCAGAGAGAACAGGGAAGATAGGTGCTGCTCAAAATCCTCCTGATAAAGTTGAAGTGAGATATGGTAGACGAGGAGGAAAATCAGTTACAGTAACGAAGACTGATGTTGATCCAGCAATAGCAGAGAAGGCATCTGGTACTGCTGGTTATTTGTTTTTCCAGACTAGAAAGGGGCATGTCTTTAGATCAATTGATAGTTTAGTTTCATCTGATAAGGAATTTGATGGTAAGCCTCCAGTTAATTTAGAAGATCCATTTTTTATGTCTGCTGGAAAATCTGGTGAAGGTGATGAATCTAGAAAAAGGATACAAGAGATAGCATTCGGAAAGGAATTAAATATAATGAAAAAGATGAGAGAGGGTGCTTACTCATCTCTATGTTGCTTTTTCAACATAAATACTGGAGAGTATGATGAGCAAGTATTCTCCCTAAAAGATATGTGGAGTAATATGTCCCATATGGGAAGTAGTCCTTTCCCTGAAGGTCAGAAGCAATTGTCAGATTACCCAACAAGGGTTATGTCAACCATTGTAAATCATGAGAATTGGTATATGGGGTCTAAAGTTGCCTCAAATGAAGATAAACATGGTGGTAGTGGGGATAATAGTTATCCAGACTGGCAAAAGCATTTCCTTGCTCAGGGCATATCAAGAATAGGTATATTGTTTAATCAAGAACTTAATATCTCTCTTACAGGACATCTTGAATTATGTGCAGGTGATAAAATTGAGGTTAGGATACCTAACCAAATGCCAGATGATGAGAAGAGACCTGTGTGGGATCCTGAACATAGTGGTACGTATTTGATTAAAAACCTTAATCATCAGTTCAATATACCTAGTCAAAGTGTATATACTGTGTTAGAGTTGATCAGAGATTCCCAAGGAATCAAAGACCAAGAATCCAAAGTCACATGAGGTAACATATGGATACTATAGAACAACATATCAAAAAGGATAAAGAAATCCTTGATGATCCAACTCTCAATCCTGCTGCTAGACGGCATTATAAGGAAGAGTTGCATGAACTAGAAGTTTATGAAGAGCATCACCATGATGAGATAGTAGCAGGAGATCACCATGATCCCAATACTATTGAACTATTTTGCGAGATGCACCCAGACGAACCCGAATGTTTAATATACGATGACTGATTCATCCTTACAATCTTTATATCCAGTGAACCAGATTGGAGCCGATGGCTTCAACTGGTGGATAGGTCAGATTGAAAAGGATAGTAGAGATGATCCTAAGGGATCTGGTAGATGTAAGGTACGTATCGTAGGATTGCATCCACAATCCTGTGATATTGTTGGTGATGATGATTTGCCTTGGGCAACTACAATAATGCCTGTGACAAATCCTCACAGTCCAGGTGGTATATTTTCAGTAACACCAAAACTTCGCTCAGGACATTGGGTTGTTGGCTTCTTCATGGATAATGATAAGCAACAACCCGTTATACTGGGTAGTGTTGGTAGAACTGCCAATGCTACAAAAACAGAGACTCCTGAAAAGGATACAGCAGATGAAGGATGTAATTCATTTACTACCTTCATGGATCCTAATAAGATGTCTGCTGACCAACCAGCAGTTGATGAGACGGTTCCAGTTAATGCAGCTGATGCAGGACATGTCTGTACTGAAGGTGAAAAGAAGACGAATACTGGTACACCTATAACTTCTACAACATCAGTTCTAGGTGCAGCAAAATATCAAAAGAATACAACAACTAATGCTGCTGGAATTAATTTCTGTGTAGAGAAGGCTGATAGGTGTGGTAAAGATACTAATCTTACAGGTTCGTTCCAAAATCTCTTTGCTGAGATGTTGGCAGAGACTCAGAATAATAATGGAAAAATAGGTACATATTTGGTTGGTAAAGTTTCTGGTGAATTATATGATATAGTTGGTATTGGTAGAGAGTATGTAGATAAAGCAATTCGTCTTATGAAGACGTTTGTTGCTAATATCAAAGGGTTTGTTCTTAAACAGATTAGGAAGGCAGTTAAGAAGATAACTGATGCTATATTACGTCCAACTGAGAAGGGTAATTCTCTTAGTGGGGTAACTAAGTTTTTGAATGATAATTTGGCAAAGGTTGGATGTAAGATGGCAGATCTTGGTGATCGTCTTGCTAAGTGGTTGGAGGATATGATCTTTGGATATCTTTTCAATCTTTATCAGTCAACTGCATGTCAGGTTGATAAGTTTGTTGGAGGCCTTATTAACAAGATACAATCTTTAATGAATTCATTACTTGAGAGTATTTTAGGACCATTACAATCTTTACTTGGTGCTATTGCAGCACCACTTAACATGATTGGACAGGCAATTAATAAAGTTTTGAGTTTACTTGGTATTCAATGTAGTGGACCAGCACAAAAGTGTGCAAAGAAGACTAAGACATGTACAGATTGTAGTGGAGATAAGAGAAAAGATTTCTTAGATGACTTGTTGGCAAGTTTAGGTGATGGTAGTGGTCAAGATTGGAATCAATATAATTGTGACGATACTAAAAAAGGAAAGAAGTTAAAACCAACTCAAGTAGATTTTATAGGTGGTATTCAAAATCCTGATAGAAATATAGTATATAATATTTCTGATATTACTGTATCTGAAGGAGAGAAAGCAGTATTTACTGTCACTAGAAGTGGATATACTGACGTTATTTCTAGTGTTACCTTTAAAACTAGGGATGGTAGTGCTGTTAAAGATAGTGATTATGAAGAATACAGTGGTGTTTTAGGATTTGTATCAGGAGAAAAATCAAAGACTATTGAAGTTAGAACTTTTGAAGATACTTTAACAGAAGGATCAGAAGATTTTTATATGAGAATTATTCCTGATACACCAGGAAAAGAGATTGCCAGATCAAATACTACAAAAAATATTGCTAGATGTACTATTAAAGAGAGTTCAATCAATAGTGGTGTAGTTTCACCAACAGATTCTGATACTGGATTTCCAACTCCATCCAATCCAATAGAATTTGGTTCAAACCCAGAGGAAGATTTTATTTCAGGAACTTTTGTCTCTTCACAAACTTCAGAGGAAAGTCCTCTTCCCACATATAATGTTATACCAGATAAAGTAACAGTTAAAGAAGGTGAATTTATTACTTATACCATTACAACAACAAATGTTCCTCACGGAACAACATTGAGTTATACTTTATTTGGTGATGGCATAACTCCTAGTGATATTATTAGTAATAATCTAACAGGAACATTTGTAATAGAAGATAATACTGCTAGGGTAATAGTAGGAATACGAAAAGATGATGTCGTTGAGGATAGTGAGACTTTAGTATTTGCTATACCAGGCACAGGAGCATCTGCTAGTGTATTAATTACTTCTGATATTGCTGATTTAACTGAAGAAGAGATAACTAATCTTGAGGATCTTTCTTCAAATGATACTGTAGATAAGCAACCACAGTTACCTAATACAGGAAATATTATAACAGATAGTGGTGGTGGAATTATTACTATTCCAGTTAAGGATATTGGCGATGCATATACAGAACCACCAACAGTCTTTATTACTGGTGAGGGATATGGAGCACAGGGAGAAGCATTGTTAGATACAGATGGTTTTGTTAGAGAGATACGTGTAACTGATCCTGGTTTTGGATATAAGATTAATAAACCTTCTACTTCTAATGTGGAGTGTATTATTGATTCATTTACTATGATAAGACCTGGACAAGAATATACTTCTCCACCAAAAGTGTTTGTTGATGGTGATGATAAGGTTGCTGATGCAGTTATCAATACTAAGGGTCAGATAATAAGTGTTAGAATTAAGAATAGGTCTGTTATATTTGATGGGTATCCAGAGATTAAGATCCTTGGTGGTGGAGGATATGGTGCAAAGTTTGTTCCTTCATTCTCCTGCTTGAGTCCTACTGCTCGTGTTAAGGTCGGTTCTGCTAAGGTTGGAACTGGTTCTTACATTGATTGTCC